CAGCCGCTCCACAACGTGACGCTGCCGCCATCGTTGACTCACTTGACGTTTGGCGGTGGCTTCGATCAGCCGCTCCACAATGTGGTGCTGCCGCCTGGCATTGGTTTCGATCAGCCGCTCCACAATGTGACGCTGCCACCGAAATTGACACGATTGACGTTTGGCCTTCGCTTCAATCAGCCGCTGGATAATGTTACGCTGCCGCCGACGTTGACGCACTTGACGTTTGGCGAACTACTTAATCAGCCGCTCGACAATGTGACACTGCCGCGAACGTTGACGCACTTGACGTTTGGCAACTTCTTCGATCAGCCGCTCGACAATGTGACGCTGCCGCCAACGTTGACGCACTTGACGTTTGGCAAATACTTCGATCAGCCGCTCGACAGTGTGACGCTACCGCTGACCTTGACGCATTTGACGCTCGGCTGGGAATTCAATCGGCCGCTAGACAATGTGAAGCTGCCGCCGACCTTGAAGCACCTGACGTTTGGCAACGAATTCAATCAGTCGCTCGACAACGTGACGCTGCCACCAATGTTGACGCACCTGACGTTTGGTTGCAAGTTTAATCAGCCGCTCGACAATATGACGCTGCCATCAGCATTGACACATCTCACTTTTGGCATCGCGTTTGATATGCCGCTGAACAACGTTACACTGCCGTCGACACTGACACACTTGACGTTCGGTCATTCATTCAACCGGCCGCTCGACAAAGTGACGCTGCCACCAACATTGACGCATTTGACGTTTGGTTGGAATTTCAATCAGCGGCTGGACAACGTCACGTTGCCATTGTCGTTGACGCACTTGGTGTTTGGATTTTGCTTCAATCAGCCGCTAGACAACGTGACGCTACCGTCCTCGTTGGCGCAGTTGACGTTCGGCGTGTCTTTTGACCGGCCCCTCGACAATGTCACGCTGCCATCGACGTTGACGCAGTTGGAGTTTAGTCGTCGGTTCAATCAGCCGTTGACTGCGATAATTCTGCCGCCAAAGTTGACGCATTTGACGTTCGGCTTTCACTTCAATCAGCCTCTGGAAAAAGAAATGCTGCCCCTGACGCTGACGCACCTGACGTTTATCGGCAAATTCGATAAGTCGCTGGATCATGTGGCGCTGCCGCCGAAATTGACACACTTGACATTGAGTCGGGACTTCAATCAGCCGCTGGAAAATGTGGCGTTGCCGGCAACGTTGACACACTTGACGTTTGGCGCTGACTTCAACCAGCCGCTCGACGGAGTGGCGCTGCCGCCGAAGTTGAGGCATTTGACGTTTGGTCGTTATTTTAATCGTTCGCTCGACAATGTGACGCTACCGTCCAATTTGACGCACTTAACGTTCGGCCATTGGTTTGATCAGCCGCTAGACAATGTGACACTGCCGTCCACACTGACGCACATGACGTTTGGCAAGCGATTCTGTCAGCCGCTGCAGAAAGAGAAAATGCCCCCAAACTTGCTAAACTTGACGCTCTGGCGACGCTATAAAGCCTGGCTGAACAATTGGTCGGTAAACGTCACTTTGACAGAAAAATAATTTTTTTTATCGTATCCGACGATCTGAGTCAGCAGTCTTTAATATGTCGCTCTTCAATGGTTTTCGTGCCTTTTTTTATCGCGTTGCATTGGACGACACAAAAACGGCATCGACGGCGCCGGCCCGCTGTGCCATCCTATACAGATCGTCGTTCAAGTGCAAGGTGTCGACAGCAAGTTTTCGAACGTTGCCAAATCAAGCAGTTTTTTTTTTCGTTCTATTTCTGGTTGCTGTTCGACAGAATTACAGTTTGCGAACGTCACCTGTGCATCTGTACAGTAAACTTTTCGCCTCTGCAAACCGCTGACGTTCATTGTTACTAATTTTATGCGTTGTGCTGCTGCAAATGAAAAAACAGAAAACAAAAAATTGAGGGGCACGTCAACACCGTCATGATTTCCTGACAATTTTTTTTCATTGCAATAAACGGCTTGATTAGCATTGAAATACACAGTAAAATATTTAGATACACAAAAGGCACGCTCAAAATTGCAGTTGGTGATCAACACCATGGTACACATTTTTGTTGGCATGTCATTTGTGCTGGGCATGGTGGCAATAATTGCTTGTTTTTCTTATATACCTTTTTTCTGCGGCCTCACACAAGTTGGTTTCTGGGGAAATACTGGGCTTTTTGTACAGTTCTTTCTGACGGTAACATCTTTTATCGCTTGCGTGTGGTCGATTATGAGCGATGCAGACGGACATCACTTTTTTTTCTATCCGTTCGCACTGTTTGTGGTTTCGCTTATCGGGCAATGGATTGTTGGGATTGCGGGGTGCATTGATACGCTCCCAGGCGATACTGTCGGCTTTATTGGCTGTATGTGGGTCGTATTATGCACACTTTTGCAGCTGCTTCTTCTCTGTGCCAACCAGATCTTGCAAAAAAAAAATCGACTGATAGAGGAAGCAGATGAGACTGACTCTTTCTACAAGTTCGGTTCCAACTGAATGGTGGTGCGATGGATGCCAAACTGGCAAAAAATACGATTTGTTTCATCAACGATGCGATTGTGACTGTCGAGATGCGCCAAATCGACAACTAAATGGACTGTGGCAACATTGTACTGCGGCGCCATCTGCCAGATGTGCAGTTCGTGAGTTCCGAGTACGCCTTCAATCGCCAACAGAAGCGACTTGATTTGCAACGTCGGCAGGCCATTCGGAGTTGATTGCATCAAAATGCTGGTGCTGTGTCGTATCAACGGAACAGAAGACCGCAGGATGATCAGCGAGAAAAGTATCGAGCACACGGGATCGAAATAGACGCGCCAATCGTACGGCACATAGATGGTGGCAAGTGCTGTCAGCATGACGATCACGGATCCGAGGAGATCGCCTAAAATGTGTAAAAAAACACCATGCATGTTGGCGCTGCTACCGCTTCCACTTGTGTCGCCATCAAAATTGTCAGCTGGCAAAGTTTCGCCGTTATCAGAGTTGTGTGCATGACCATGCGAGTGGCCTGCATGGACGGCCAAACTACGGTGAGAAAAGAACAAACCAACGCCCACGACATTGATAGCAAAGCCGATCGAACCGACTATCATAACAACCCAAGCGTTCTGCAACTCGACCGGATCCACAAAACGAAAAATCGCTTCCAGAACTGTGTATACACACACAGACACCAAATATACTCCATTGATCAACGCTCCGATAATCTCAGCACGTTGCCATCCAAAACTATGAGCGTCAGTAATCTCTGGTCGAGTTGCAAGTCGGATTGCTATCATAGCAACCAACAAAGCCGCTGCATCGCTTAGCATGTGAAAAGAGTCTGCAATCAAAGCCAGAGAATCATTCAAAAATCCGAATAACAGTTCACACACTGCAAAACTGAGTGTGAGCACCATCATGACGATCAAAATGCATTTGTCGCGCGAACATCTTCCAACTGCATGTGCTTCACTTTGACGCTCCGCTGCTCTGTCAGCGCCACGATAGTCGTGATCGCAGCGACAGTCTCGCGAATCGACCGTATCAACGGAATGAAATGGATCATCTTTGCTGGACTCGCCGCTACAATTCGAAGTCGAGACGTTGGCGTCGTTTTCTTCATCGCTTTGCTGCAAAACGAAGCTTGGAGGATGGCTCAAAATACGAAACGGGGCCACTTTGTCATTTCTGCGCGACTGTAACAGTGGCTGTGGCGAGTACTGTCCGTAATTGTCAATATTCAAAACGAAGTGTCTTTGATCGGAATCGCCTTCATTCATCTCTGATTCGGTGCTGTGGTTGGAATGATTTCGGATTGATTTGCGACAAAACTTTTCGACCTCATTTATTTTTGAATCGAATTGAATTTTTTTCAGTGCGTTCTGTCTGGCGTACAACCCGGACAAAAACATGTCCATCACACAGATTAGTTGGTCCGACATTGAAAACAAAGGAAAGCCAACAGGCAAGTATATCTGCAGCCAATATCTCGATGCGTTGCTACGGCATGGCAAAAAGGAAGCTGCGTTGGCGCACAAATTTATTGCTCGGCCATATGCAGCCTGCAGGAAAATAACAATGGCAAACAAATTGATTGTTGGGCCAACATTGGTGTTGGACGTGACTCTGGCAACATTCTGCTTGTCAAAATCGTATATTGTCAATCTTCAGACCAGCCATCAGAAAGGTTGTGCCAGTGCGCGACGCAGCAGCCGCAATAAACGGAAATGCTTTGCACATGCCATTGGTTGGCTTTGAATCAGGGTCGTTGTCTCGACAGTCTCGTTGTGCCACCTCTGAACACTTTCATTGTGTATAGGTGTAGGTATGTGCGTTTTTCTAGTGTCCAAGCATATCCAGTTGACAGCATTGTACCATTTGGCACCAGTTTTTTAGAAACCGACATTTGTTGTTGGCCTCTTGCGTTGTTCGTCCTTGGACACTCGTTTGCGTTTGCAAGTGTTCGACCGGCATGTGTTGGACGCCTCGTCGGTCTCGCAATCCAAAGCGCCATGACTTTGCAGCGATCTTGTGAACTCTCGGATTCCGTTCAAAGGATTCGGAACGTCGGCAGACTCGCTTGCTTCGGCTTCTGTATCATCTTCACCCTCCAATACAACACTGGGCTTTGCTCGTTTGTTGCCCTGCTGCTCCTGTGCGGAGCCTCGTTTGCGCTTTTTGTTGTACGCTGGTTTTTTGGCAATATTCTGCCTGTCTTGAATCTCTTGCATCTCTGAATCTGTGATGCGGCTCTGCTGATTGGCCATGCGAGCCAAATACTTGTTGACAATCACTTTGTTGGTTGCGTCTGGCGGTTTGTAGTTTTTCTTGGCAAAGCGCCAAAAGCGGTCGCAGCCGATGCGAAACGACGGCAAGCTATGGTCTGCACGAAACCACTTAAACTTTTTGCGCGGATCGGTCGAGGACTCGCGCGCATCAACGAACAGCACCCTGTGGTCCGATGTTGCCTGATCCATGACCTCTGTGAACATGCTGTATGTCTTCAAGTGCACTTTTGCAAACATGTCATAAAGTTCGTGGCGAAGTTTGTCGTTGTCTTCTTTAAAAATAAACCAGTAATCGATGTTGGAGCGAATAGACGGTGGCAAATCCTTAATATATTGGCACGTGAGCAGAGCAAAAATGTTCTGGTGTCTACCATTCATGGCCAAGTCGCGGACTATTTTTTTGTTGAACAGTTTTTTGTCCGACAGCATGTCCTCCAACACCATGATGACAGTCGGGTCTTTGGTGTAGCGTTCTTCTTTTGGCAGATCTGATACTTTTTGACCTCGTTTGGCCATTTCGTTGCGCTTGGATTTGCTCAATTTTCGCGCGTACTTCTTATTTTTTGTCGTTTGGTACTTGTAGATCTCTTCAATCTGCGCTAAATCGCAAGTGCTGTACATAAACATCTTTGGAAAAATGCCGTCGTACTCACTGTTCGACTCGCCCGACGCTGTGAAACAGGCGCCGGCTGGAAGATGCTGCTTGACTTTCAAAAGATGTTTTAGTAAAGTTGTCTTACCGCAGCCTTTCTGAGCAACGAGACAGACCAGACACGAGTCTCTCAGCGTGTTGGGGTCTAGCTTAGCCAGAGAAAAAACTTCTGAATCATCTTGTCTTTCGTTGTTGGTCATGCCGAATATCTCAACACTTTGTTTCTAGTTTTTCGTTGTTTTAGTCTACTTACTCACCAAGCACACAAGAAAATTTTGCAGAGAGAAAGTTCATTGAAAATATGCAAATTCATCTGCTCGTGCGCTTTTTTACAGATCGCCACACTCTGCGCCACCACGAATCTTCTGATAGGCTGCGCGACTTTTGTGCTCCCTGCTGCATTTGGAAATGACTGGACGCATCAAGAAAAGTCCAGCGTGATCCGCCGACATAGGGCAGGGCAAGACCATCTTCGATTAGTTTTCGGTTAAAACTAGCGTCCCAAGCATTGGACATGCTGCTGTACGTGCAATAAAGTCCCTCGAAATGTGTAAGTATTGCCATCGGCCGACCGAACTTGTCGTTGCCCATAAAATAGGCCTGCAAAAACCGGTTGTTCGCCAAAATTTTGCTCAGCGAGTCACTTGCCTTATCTGCCAAAGCCTTGATCGCTTCGCGATTTGGATTACTGAGATAGGGTCGTTTCTCCGCACAATCGATGCCGTAAAGACGTAAAGAAACAGTTACCACGCCCTCCAGAATTTCTGAAGCGTTCCTCTGACCGTTCGCGATGCGATTGCGATCCAGCAATGCAACTTCTATGGTGTCGCCATCAATGACGCGCAACCAATAGACAACCTTCACTGATCCGGCCCACGAATATTTTGGTAATTTTGGCGACACGCCGTCCTCTCTGCGCAAAACTTCGTCCACATGCCGCAGCTTTTTTAGTTCTTCCTGAATTGTTTGCGCGGTGCTGCGCACGCGACGCTGCTCTTTCAGCTGCGATCTAATCTCGGTGAGCACAGCCTGCATGTTTTGTTCCAATTCAGTCATCTGACTAACTTTTGTAACTAAAACATAGCAAACTATTTTTTTCGGACGGCTAGTAAACACCAAAGACACAATCCAACTGGATATGAGCGTGAATAGTAAAAAAGATGCACAAAAAGACAATTTGCTAACAAAATCCACGCAACTGTCGTTTCGTGAACAGATACAGGCCAACGCGAGACCGGCGACGACTATCGCTGTGGGCGTTGTTTTTGGCGCCGTTCTGGTCCTCCTGGGCTTTTTGCTTGCCAATGTGCCTGATATTTTGCGTCTTGTGGGAACTATGATGCTGATATTGGTGCCGGTTGTAGGAATTATTTACCTTTTCGGTTTTGGCGTCTGGCAAGAAAACGTGCGGTCCGTATCGGAAAAGGTCACATCACAACAATGAAAGGGTTTTGCGAAACCCTGCTGACACACAGTCTTCCATTGAATGTGTGACCAGGTGTCTTCTTTGATTTTTTTCACATGCTTATCTTCAAGTAAACAGAACTCAAAACACATTAAATCTCAAAATATGGCAAAACGCAAAATGAACAAATCCAACTCGACGCAATGTCAAAAGCGTTGGCGCGAGAGCGTTTCGGCGGCTTCAGACGCCAATGACGTCAGCGCCGCAGAAGCCGCAAGCATGCTAAAAGGATGGGACTGCAAGGCCGCTACTACCCGAAAAGCAACAACGTATGCCACCAAGCCGAAAAAGTCTAAGTCGACTTGGATGCAAGCGCTGCTTGAGACGCCACGCGCAGCAGGCGAACCTTTCGTTCCTAAGAAGGGCTCTGACCGGTACAAAAAAGTCATGGCACGCAAAAACAAGCTGGACGAAAAATTGAGCAAATAAATGCGACGCAAACTTTTAGTCTACTTTCTCCACAATGAGCGGTATTGGTTTTATCGTGCGCCCAACAAGGTGATTTACGCGATCGATGGCATGATCTGAATCTGGCCAGTCGACGTCCGAACTGTACAGTTCGCCTTCAGAATAGTCTCCAGGACCAACTGTGGTGTTCAGAAGACGTTGCAAATACTGTGACATGTTTTGGCAACTGTCAAGCGACACAAAGTCGACAAACAAAATGTTGCGGCAGTGTTTGCCGGCAGGCATATCTAAACAAGTTTCCGATAGAATAGGCATGCCTGCCCGGCGCCATCGCTCACATCGAATAGACTCGTAAACGTCAAAGTCGTCTTGTGCATGTATATTCAGCAAAACACGCGCCTGTGCAATGATTTGATCTCTTTTGTCGCCACTGTTGGACAGCGTCGAGTTCGGATGCAGACAAACAACAGTAAAACCACCGACAAGCCGCAATTTGTCAATTAGTTCTGTTCGCCGCGGCGTCATAGAGCCCACAAAAACGAAATCGAACAGTTTTTCAGTTTCGGCCACCAATTGCTTCAGGCGAACCGATTCCTCTGTGTTGGCAAATCCATACGGCAAAAAACAGCTTGTGGACGAAAATTTGGTCAGCGTCTCGTTGGATGCCGCACTTTGCGACAAACACGCCTTTTGCCACAATTTCCGATTGATGGGTGAGTAATCAATCAATTTACCACCATCAAAAACATAGCGCAAAATAGGTTTGAGCCGATCAGAAGTTGCCTGCTCACTGTTAAGCAGAATGAAATTTTTTGCGCAACTTGCGTACTGATAGCGGCTGCTGTGTGGCCCAATCAAAAGCGGGGTGAACACAAAAGTGGCAGGCATTTGTGAAAATTTTTGCACAGACTCTTCAAACGACGTCCGATTGTACAGTGCGACAAATGAAAATATTCCCAGGCTGCAGATGTACTCCGCGAAACATGAAAGATGTTTGACCGGACATACAAAGACGATTGTATCTTTGGAAAATTTCTCAAATTGTTGCGACGTAACATCGCGAAATTGGCTCGTCCCAGGCACAATCAGTCGGTACTCAGTCATTTTTGACATTTCTTTTTCAGCCTTGATAACTGGAAAAATTGTCGGTTATTTATTTTACTGTTGCAATGGAAAGATGCTAAACTATTTCCAATTGACTGCGCGAGCCGCTTTGACAGCTTTTGCGACGGCAGCAATCGACTTTTTCAAAGTTATAGTGCACTCTTTGCAATACAGTATGCGAATCATTTTGCTATGTGCAACATGTTTTATTCCCGGCGCACTTTTCAGTCGCCTCGCACGCCTGTGGCAATGAGCCACAATTGGTAGAAGCGATCTTCGAACAGCGAATACAGATAATTGAAAGCTGATTGCACTTGTATCATGTCTTTGTTTGTTAGCAGCATCGGCATAGTTCGCATCGCAGCCGCTGCGACTTGAAAATGTTGGCGCGCTTGCTGGAAATGCTGGGCAAATTGCTGCAAAAAGTCCTCAGTAAAGCCCAATTCGCGTCGTAGAGCGTGAATTTTTTTGTACAGCGCCACAATGTGAATAGTTTGGTCGATCAGCACGAGACCCTGGGCGTCGTAATCGGTGAGGCTGTGATCTTTGTCTACAAAACGTCTGTACGAGTAGAAATCGTCGATGGCGTGCAGAAGTTCGGGTGCGTGCACTTTGAGATAGTTCAGTTTTTTCTGGTCGTACGGAAGCGACAATTCTTTCGGGGGGTTGACCAACGTTTGATTGACAAAACTGAGCGCAGCGCCACCTGCCGCGCCTACCAAAGCGCCCAACAACAGTTTCGGTACGCTAACATCTTTGATGAAATCGGCAACGAAATCGCTCGCACCGCCGCTTTTCGATTGAGCGGCGTTTTTTCTTGTCTGTTTCATACTGACACTCCCATTCGCTGACCTGGACATTGACTGCTATTCGGGTCAACACTTGCTCTCGCGGTTTTTGACGTTGAAATGAAATGCACATAAAAATGAATCGGGTTTTTGTTTTTGTTTGGCTAGAACGCACTGTGCAATTCTCCAACACAAAGTAAATTTCAAAGCAAAGAGTTCTGTCAAAGGCAGCTTGCGAAGCACGCCACTCGCTGTCAAGATCATGTCGACGATTGTTGTGCCGCGGTCGACCACAGAACCATGAATTGTCGACCGGTCGCACAAGTGACTTTTTTTTATGACAAATTACTTGCTTGTCGCCATGCTGAACAAATGACAGCTGCGTCAAGAACCCTGGCATATTTTGACACTGAATGTCAATTTAAACTTTTTGTACATAGCCGCAGAATCGCACAGATCTGTGCATCTTCATCGGAGGATTCGTTATACGAAGTGCCAACAGACTTCTCTTGATGGGCCAACAAAATATCCAAACCAGGGCTGTGTGGCGCTTTCCACCATTGAAAAAGACACCATTGTTCCTTTGCACTTGCAATGGTCGAACAGACATATCGATACAGATGCGCCATTGAAGTGTATTTTTTTTTGTTTTGGACTGTAGTATGATGGTTGCAAGTATTGGGTGCCGTCGAACCGATTAGAAAATGTTTACAAAAGCACGGACGGCATCATTGGTTGGATGTACCAGCTGAAAGTCAAACGAATGATTTTCCAATGTCAAAATGCGATCACGAACCGGAGCATGCTTGCAAAGTGCCAGGTCGAACCAGCAAAGAGACATGCTGCAACTGCCATGGGACAAAAATACTTCCATGTATAGTGTGGTCCGATGCTCTGCTGTGTATCAAGGACTGCTTTTTCGTTCCTGTCAAAGTGAAAAAAAATCTTATACATACCGTTGGCAATGAGTAAAACAACCGATTCCAATTTGAGATCTGAAAAAAATGTCCTACAGCACATGCTCGAGTTGCGCTGCAGTGCAGCCTAAAAGCGGTGCCGATTTGACGTGTCGCAACTGCTGCGAGCGTATCATGGATGCGCCACGAACCTATCCACAAGGACCGCTGGGCGCTGAGTTGGATCTCGGCGCTGATTTGGACAAGATTGGCTGCCTGTATCACGACAAAGAGATTCAGATCCTGAACGCATGCTTCTACAAGCACGAAGGTGCCAATCTGGTGCGACTTGGCGAAGGCACGCAGTTGCAATACACAACGCAGCCGGAGGACCTCAACTCAGATTTGTTCACGTTTCGCTTCCGCAAGTACCCTCTGATCGAGAACTCGGCTCGCGACAATTTGGGTCGAGTCATTTATCAGTCCCGCGGACCGTGCATTCGAGAAGGTGACAACTTGACTATGGACAATGTTGCGGTAGGTCGTGTTTTGACACACGATGGTTATGTGACGCCGTGGAATACACCGTTTGTCAACGTGCCGTATCGCGATGCCATCGAAAACTTCGACTACATGGGAACTAAATCGTACGAAAACATTCGTCTGATCTCTGAAAGCTTCGACCCAGAAGTGCCTTTGAACGATCAGCCATTGGTGCGAGTAGACGGCAAGAAAAAATACTATATCCAGTTCACACGCACTGGTCAGTTTTTGTCGCTAGTTCCTGGCATGCATCCAGCGCCTTGTCTGCTGAAAACGCAAGGATACATGGGACCAAGCACATCGTTCATTTTTCTCGACAAACGTTTTGCGTTTGAGTCGCGAGCAAATTCGCAGAAAGAGAAAATGCTAGCCCAACAGCGCGCCGCTTTGGCAGAGCAACAAGCGCAACAAACTGCCGCTGCAGCCAGTGCTCAATAAACTGCACCTCAGCAAAATGAGATTTCAGCTTTTGATATACAAAAGACAGTAGTATTGCAACCACTGTCTCTTTTTTTAAACCGATTGGCGTGTCGAGTGACAAAATGAAAGAAAAAAAAAGAAACAAAATCAACGGCTCTGGGCCGCATTTTGCAACGACAAACTTTTCAATAAAAACCACCAGAAGCAGCACTGTTCAAGACAAAAGTACCATAACAATTATACAATGAGTCAATCGACGGAAGCAGCCGTAGAAAAACAGCCGGTGTCAGCTTACCAGCAGCGCATTATGCAAGATTATCCTCTGGAGCGCCATTTGCCGCCGAATAGTGACGATCCTGACATTTTGTTCAATCACATTATGAAAATTTCATTTTTGTCTGGCAAAGACGTTCTCCAACGTCAGAATGTTTTGCAAGAGGCCGAGCAGTACGCTCTGCAGCAGTGTCAACTGCAGTGCAAACGAGATGGCAGAATGAAGCGCGACAAAACTGCCGACAGCGCTGGAGATGACAAAGAAATCAAGATGAAACAGCTGATGGAGAAAATCGAGAAAGACATTGAAGACGGCAAACTGTCGGACGAAGAAGTGCGCAAATTTCGCCAAGCACAAAAATTTCAAGAGGAACTGGAATCGATACCGTGGGTTGAAAGCGACGAAACTGACCAGCAAGTGGATGCGGAGGCGCCGACAGTCGACAACGAGGCGGACACTTCCAGCGAACAGAAGCCATTTTTGGCGGAGCCGCTGTTCGCGTCGCACGGAGGACGGCTGTCAGAAGCAGAGGAAGTGGAACTGCGCTACGAAGAGGAGAAGCGGCGCAAAGCAGAAAATGACAGCACAACAATAGCTGCGCCACGCACCACAAAAAAGTCGACGATAGAACTTTTGTCGACAGACGACCAGCGGGCCGATGACAACGCGAAAAAGCTGCGACCGGAAGACTTGGCTCCGGCTGTGCCGCAAGACGCCAGGCAAATTGCTCCAACCGCAGAGCAGCTAGCGCTCGATCCAGACAATCCTGAAGTTGTGCTACAACCGGTGAAGGATCGCGTCAACCGCTTTACCTACGCCAGCGAATTCAAGGACTTTGATGACGTTGCCAACCTGACCGAGGAACAAATCAAACAGAAATTGCACGACAAGCGCGCTTCGCAGACACCACAATATGACGATGATAACGTAGCTGGACTTGTTGCCGACGGCAGTGTGGTGCCGGTGCAGAACGAAGGCGCCCATGCCCGAGCAGATTTGCCACCGGTCTATCGCGACGGCCCCGGGCACCGTGAGAAAGTGATGCGAGAAGAGTATGATCCGGCGCGTGACAAGCCATTCCTGTGGGACAAAAACTTCAAGTATATTGTCGTAAGCATGATTGGGCCGGATTGTCCGCAGAAGGCGCCACGCAGAATGTTTCGTGTGTGGGGTGGCGTTCGTAACAAGCGACAAGCTGACAAATTGATGCAAGCCGTCCTCAAGAAAAACCCCTACGGCTATCTGTGGCGCACATATTGCTTTTCAATTCAGAGATGGATCGGCTTCATTCCTCCGCGCGTCAAAGACAACGACACCGGCTCCGTTGCCGAAGGCAATAACGAGTTTGCTGAGTATTTGCAGGCCAACGTCGATCACCAGAAGCACGCCACTGTTGAGTTGGAACAGCGGGCACTGGACGCCAAGGCGAGCGCAAAAACAGAGGGCCAAACCTTGATTGAGCAGCTGAAAGAGAAGAACATGAACGTGGAGGGCGGCGTGTCCGCCGACATGATCCCGCGCAGCCAATAAAATTTCATTCTGTTGCTTTCTGTCAACTTTCGTTCTGCGATTCACTGTTTTCGACCAACTGCACATCAAAAGGTGAATCTTTATCGCCCTCACCACGACTTTCGGGGTCATCATGCAGCGCATGCTCTGCGTCGCCGCTTTCGTCATCGTTTCCGGCGCCGGCAGCCTGATCGGCCATTTGCATCATACGCAGTGTCTCTGGTGACGGAGCCGGATTGTTGGTTTCGTTGACCAGTGGCTCGCTCGCAAAAACATCGAATTCGTCAATGTTGTCGTCGCTGTTGGCGGCACGAATTTCGGTCGGCTCTTCGAATCGTGCCATGCGCAACAGATCATTCATCACCATTTTTCTGGCCTGCGCATCGCAATCAATCCGCAGCGAGTGATCGCCACCAACCTGTTGTGCAGACGTTTGCCGACTGTAATTATCGCGCTCGTCGTAAAACGAGCGGCCGTGCGTTGCGCTCTGCAGCGCGCCCAACGATGCATTTGCTCTGTTTTGGTCATCGTTCAACTGACCACCGCCCTCGTCGCCGCGGCCTAGCGTCGTGGGCACGGACTCGCTTTCGTTCATGACGTCAAGGTAGTGTTTGAATTGTCGCGTTGTTTCCTGCTCGTCCGTCGCCAGCTGTTCGTGCTTACGCTGCAAACGTAA